CAAAATTGTTCTTAACTTTAGACCGGGAGCTCCTGGAATGTTATCCGAGGAGTCCCCTTCTAAAGCACGATATACGGCAAAGTTTTGAGGAATGACTCCGTACTCACTATACACATCATCTTCATAATACAACTTCTTTTTTGTTGGGCTCCATACGTGTACGTTATTAGATACCAATTGTAAGAAATCTTTATCTGATGACATGATAAATGAGTGGGAGTCTTTTGGTGTAAGTATGCTATTTGTGATGTAAGCTATTACATCATCAGCTTCTGCTCCATCTAAAGTTATTACGGTGATTGGTAAAGTCTCGAGATAATCTACCAACCTAAGAAGTTGTTCTAGTTGATTGTCTTCTTTATCTACAGACTGAGCTCTGTTGAGCCTAATCTTTACCTTTCGCGTAGTCTTATACTCTGGATACAACTTACGTCTTGTAGCTGATCCATTCTTACCATCAAACACCACGATCACCCGAGTAGGGCTAATTGTTTTGATAGCATGACCCATACTAGATAAAAACCCAGATATTCCTCCACAATGTTCGCCATTTGCGTTTAGTGTAGGTGTTGCTGAGTATGCTCTTATAAATGTGTTTAATCCATCTACAATAAGCACTCTATCATCTCGATGTTTAGACTCTTCTGTTTCACGCAACTTTAATTGATTGAGCAGTTTTGCATACTTGTTTCTCATTCCTCATCTTGATTTAGTGGTGTATCGATTCCATCCATATTAGTTGTATCTATATTCAACTCTTCTGGATCGATATCATCTTGCTGCTTGTAATGAGATATGCTATTCTCTTCAATTGCTTTTTTGCAATATGCTCTAACATCATCTCTCTTGAGAATGTCTCTCCACTCTTTACTTTGGAATTTAACAATCTCTCCAGTATCTTCCATTACAAGAGTATACCAAGATCCTCCCACTGTTATAACTTTGTACTTTTTTAGTGTGTCTAACCAACTAGCATGATCATCAATACCAGAGTCAAAGTAGATGTTAAACTTCGCTTTTTTGAAAGGAGGTCCATATCTATTTTTTACAACGGTAGCTTGAGTATTCACACCAATGATCTCACCATCACTATCTTTAATCTTACCAACAGCTTGAAGCCTTACTCTACAGCTTGCATGAAATGGCAAAGCCTTTCCTCCACTTGTAGTGTATTTATCTCCAAACATGGCACCTAACTTTTCTCTCAACTGATTTGTAAATGCTAGGATTACTTTTTCTTTTCCAATAAGATTAGTAATCTTTCTTAACGCTTTTGACATAATAATAGCTTTGGATGTAGCCCATCCATCTTTATCATAATCAGCATCTTGTTCTATCTTTGTAGTAGCTGCTGCTACTGAATCAACAACGATTGTAACAAGCCTATCTTTACTATTCTTACGAATATCAAGGATTAAATTCTCAATTGCTTCAAAGATATCTTCAATTGTATCCATTGGTAGGTAAAGCATGTTTTTTACATCAACACCAATTGCAGTAAGAAATTCCTCACTAAGTGCATTCTCTGTATCAATGTAAACTGCTATACCACCTTTCTTCTGAGTATTAGCTAATAGGTGAGCCATAATCAGAGACTTACCGGACGCTTCTAGTCCGGTAAACTCTGCTATTCTTCCTACTGGTAATCCTCCGTCAGGTCGATTAGATATGGCAAGATCAAGATCTGTTGATCCGGTTGACACCCACGTCGTAAGATCGGTTTGTGTTTTTTCCTCTCCTAAGAAATGAACAGCTTTGAAGTCTTTAAACTTCTTATTTAGACTTGACGCTAACTCTTGAGCCAGCTCGTCCCTTCCCGCTATTTCGTCGGGTGTAACTTTTGTCTTTGCCATAACGATTATGAATTAAATAAATCTCCAAATGCTTGTGAAATATCATCTGTTGTACTAGCTGTCTTAGCTCCAGTGATTGGTGCTTTAGGTGTAGAAGATTCTTCTCCTTCACCAGGCTTTAACCACTTTTCTAACTCAGCTTTCATATCATCATATGATAACTCAGTGAACATTTTTGTTAACTCTGGTTGTTTGTTTACAATAGCATCAGCGATATTTTTATCTTCTGTTGCTGGAGTAGTATTAGGTTTTACTCTAACATTGTATGTAGGATAACCACCTTCTTTGTCTGGATCAATTCTTTCGATTGTTACATCACGACCATTTGTTAAGTCAGTAATATCACCATAATCTGGATCAGTGATTACTCCTAATAATTCAGAGTAAATCTTTTTTCCGAAAGCATAAAACTTAACTCCTTCAGATTCTTGTCCTCTAACGATAATTGGAACATAACATCTGAATTTAGGTTCTAACTTTCTACCCATCTTCCAATCTTCTTTATCTCCTGTGCTTTTTAGTTTTTCAGCAAACTCTAATACTGGATCAGGACGTCCAAATGAGCTTGGAGAGATCATTGTTTTCTTTCCTATATCGTAGTGAAAGTAAAGTTCTTGAAAAGGGTTTGATTTGTCGAATGCGTAAGGTACGATTCTTATTTGTGATTTTCCGGTTGGTGGTTTCCAGAATACATCTGAGTTTCTGTTTCCACCGCTACTTGTTTGAAGCTCTTGTAGCTTCGCTTTAATTGCATCTAAATCTAGTGCCATTTGTTTTTGTTTTTACTGGTTTATATTTATATTTAACTGTCCTGCTAAGTATCGAGTATCTATCTGAGCTATTCTTTTTACTTCTATTTTTTCTAGTTATGCTCTTAATTGTACTACTGACTTAACATACTTGACTAACTATACTAATTCTTTACCGTATTTGCAACTTTTATTTCATTGTAAGTGTTTTATTTCTATGCTTCTAAAAGATCCATCTCTATTAGTAAGCAGTAGGCGGTTAGCAAATTGTGACCAATCAACACGATAAGTTTTATCTAAAACACCATTATTCTGTTCGCGGATCAATGCATTCAAAGCATTAATGCTGTAAAGTGTTTCAGTGTCTTTTTTACGATTGATTGTGATTGTGTCTGACATTCTACTTTGAGTGTTGACTGTATTGTAAATGCAAACAACTGATGATTCTTGAACGTATTGATAGCATCTCATGTTTGAGACATTCTCTACTTGATAAGTTTTGTGAATGCGCGTGATGCAAGAGGGAAGCTCCGACACTGTCGTAAAGGTGCAAAGTAACTGTGATCTCATTTATTATCCTGATGTTTCGTCTGGCTTCTCAGATGCCACTTTACCTTGAGCTGTTTTTAAAACTGCAATCTGATCTTGTAGGGCTTTGATCTGCTCCTCTTTTGTTTTGATTCTTTGATCAAGTTCTTTCTTCTCTGCATCAATTTCTCCCTGAGTCTTTTCTGTCAAAATCTCTTTAGTGTACTTGATGTTGTTTGCTCGAAAGTAGCTTTCTAAACGTCTGCGGACTTTCTCCTTTAATATTTTTCTCGTACGTTCTTCCATGATAATAAATAGGACTAAGTTGCGCAAAAATCTAAATTTGCATAATTATTTCCACTCTTCATTTTAACTGGAAACTTATATAAATCGATTGATGCTGGTATAATTTCATACATTAATAAATTCTTATGATCTTTGTGTACATCAAATAACACACTATCGTATGTGTATAGTATAGGTTTTCCTTTAATACTAGACTTGATAAAATGTTCACTCATTGTGTTTAACATCTCAACATTCATTTCAGTTTCTATCATTTGAATATAGTAGTTGAAAAAAGTGTAAGGAGTAACATCTTTATAGTTCTCCCACTCAAGCCGTCTATATGATATTGGACTCTCAACATATGCTTCTAACTCTTTCTGATTGTATAGCTTTTTTACAAAGGCATCTGTTTTTGCAAAAAATGGTATATGTAAATAATCTTTACGTATTCCTCCATACAATTGTCTGAATGTATCTTCTTTAGCTTTAGATATTTGGTCTTGTGTAGGAGTATCTGTATTATGATAATGTTTAGCTAAATGCTCATAAACATTGTCTTTACCAAAATCATAACCAATCAATGTTGCTATAATTCTAGGATGGTATGAATTGAAATCTAATTCTACTAAACAACCATCATCACCATATCTACTAACAAAACACTCACGTGTTTCGTCTTTAGGTAACGCTGCATAGTTTACTCCTCCAAACCGATTACTAGGTCTTCCTGTTGTTGTATAGTAGTTGTATTGTGTGTAGCATTTATTACCAGCTCTACTAAATGTTTTACCAAATCGATCTTTATACTTCTCTTTGTTTACATACAATCCACTTGACTCAATCCAATTAAACACTCCTCGAAGTTTGTTTGCATAAAAATCATAACCACTAGGTACATTAATATCTGTAAATTGATTACATATATTATCTACTCGCTCTTGCAGTTTGAGTAGTGATATGAGTGAGTTTGTTTTTTTACAACCTGGTATGTTTTGATTGTATCGTATAACCATTCTGCTTGATTCTTTTTCTAGTTTTCGTCTAGTTT